GAAATATTCGAAAGCAAAGAACAATTAACTTTGTTAATATAAATTATGATAAGCAGTTAGAAGATGACGATGTTGCAGATGCTTGTGCTATTGGACATTGGGCTTTGAAAAACTGGGACAAGGCATTTGGATACTAATGGCTAATAAGTTTTATACAAATGAAGCATGGTTACGCAAACGATTCCATGTAGATAAAAAAACTCCAGAGCAGATTGCTTTAGAGTGTGGCACTAGCGTAGAAACTATATATGTTTATCTAGCCAAGTTTAAACTAAGGAAGTCAAAGAGATGAAAAAAGTAAAATCAGTTAAACTACAAGAAACAAAGTTTAGCAGGGAGAATGAATTGCAAATTGGCAATTTTACTATTGCTAAAGGTGATATCATTAAAATAGAGGGAGAACATGGTATTAAATTTAAATTTGATGCTGTTGTGACTAATACTGAAAATGGTAAAGTCTGGGTAGACTGCTTTGAAATGCAGAAGTCAACTGCTACTGCATGGCGTTCGTTTGACCCTGAAAGAGTAAAGCGTATTCCAACAAAGCGAGGAAAGCAAAAGAAAAATGTCGATTGAAGATTTAACAGTTGAACATCTCGATGAGATGAATAAAGTTGTGGAGAAGTATCTCCAGGGTGAAGAGCCTACCCAAATCTCTAAAGAACTTGCAATGCCAAGACAAAAGGTAGTTGCTCACATTAACCAATGGCGTGTAATGGCTTCTGACAATGCTGCTATTCGTGCTCGTGCCAAAGAAGCATTGGTGGGTGCAGATACACACTATAACAAACTAATTAGTAAAGCATATGAAGTTATGGATGATGCCACTACTGTTGCCAATCTTGGTGCTAAGACCGCTGCAATTAAACTTGTTATGGATATTGAAAGCAAGCGTATTGATATGCTACAAAAGGCTGGTTTGCTTGAGAACAAAGAACTGGCAGAAGAGATGCTAGAGATTGAGCGTAAGCAGGATATCCTTGTTGGTATTCTTAGAGATGTTGCCAGCGAATATCCGCAGGTACGAGATGAGATTATGCGTAGACTTTCTCAGGTATCAAGAGAACAAGAGGTAATTACAATTGTCAATGTTCAATGATTTCTTTGAAGTACTAAAGAGTAACGTATTTGCAGAGAACCCAGTAGATGTAAAAACATTTGTTGAAGGCGAAGACTATCTTGGTCAGCCACCACTATCTCAAATACAGTATGACATTGTTGAAGCGATGTCTCAAATCTATAGGCTAGAAGAAGTTGTTGAATTACTTGGCGAAGAAGAAGGTCGTAGATATTACAATAAGTATACTAAGAATGAAGTTATCCTACAACTTGGCAAAGGTTCTGGTAAAGACTTTGTATCTACAGTTGCTTGTTGCTATATCGTTTATAAATTACTTTGTCTTAAAGACCCTGCTCGTTATTTCGGTAAGCCTACTGGTGACGCTATTGATATTATCAACATTGCGATTAACGCACAACAGGCTAAAAACGTTTTCTTTAAAGGTTTTAAAAATAAGATTGAACGTTCCCCTTGGTTTGCTGGCAAATACTATGCAAAGGTAGATAGTATTGAGTTTAATAATGCTATTACTGTTTACTCTGGTCACTCTGAGCGTGAGTCTCACGAAGGTTTAAACCTTCTTCTAGCAGTATTGGATGAGATTTCTGGTTTTGCTAATGAAGTTAATACTGGTAATGAACAAGGAAAAACCGCAGACAACATTTATAAAGCGTTCCGTGCCTCCGTAGACAGTCGTTTTCCAGACTTAGGCAAGGTAGCACTACTATCTTTCCCACGCTATCCTGGAGACTTTATTAGCCAAAAGTATGACTCTGTGATAGCAGAAAAAGAAGTAGTAACAAAGAAACATACCTTTATTATGAACCCTGACCTACCAGAAGACGCAGAAGGAAATAGCCTTGAGATTGAGTGGGAAGAGGATACTATTCTATCCTACAAATTTCCTGGAATGTTTGCTATCAAAAGACCAACCTGGGTTGTAAATCCCACTAGAAAAATTGACGATTTTAAGTTAGCGTTTTACACAGACCTTGGAGATGCTATGCAACGTTTTGCTTGTATTCCAACCTATGCTTCAGATGCATTCTTTAAGCAGCAAGAAAAAGTTCGTGCAACCATGACAATAGTTAATCCAATAGACTCTAATAAACGTTTTATGGAATCATTTAAACCAGACCCAGACAAGAAGTATTTTGTACACGCTGACCTTGCACAAAAGCATGACAAGTGTGCTGTTGCGATTGCTCACGTTGAAAAGTGGGTAAATGTGCAGGTAGTTAAAGACTATGCACAAGTAATGCCTATAGTGGTAGTAGATGCAGTAGTGTATTGGGAGCCAAAGGTTGAGGGTCCTGTAAACCTATCCGAAGTTAAACAATGGATTCAGAATCTACGCAGACTAGGATTTGATTTAGGAATGGTTTCTTTTGACCGCTGGCAATCATTTGATATCCAGAATGAATTAAAGGCTGTTGGTATTCGTACTGAAACTGTTTCTGTTGCTAAGAAGCACTATGAAGACATGGCTATGCTTGTGTATGAAGAAAGACTTGCCATGCCAGCCATTGACTTATTGTTCGAAGAACTGACTGAGTTGAAGATTATGAAAGGTAATCGTGTAGACCACCCTCGCAAATCTTCTAAAGACTTGGCAGATGCTGTTTGTGGTGCTATCTTTGGTGCTATATCTCATACTTCTAGAGACTTAAATCAAATGGTTGAGATTCACACGTTCCGTGATAGGAAGAAAACGGAAGAAATGCATGAGTTTGATAAGCGTAGTATTGTTGAACGTAACAAGCCAGCACAAAAAGATTTAGATGCATACTTCAAACAGTTTAATATAAATATAATCTAATGATATAATTAAGTTATGGAGAACCATGGCTAAAAACGTAATACCGTTTCATCATAGGGAAAGTGAACACTTACGTTTACGCAGACCGAGAAACCTATTGCGTAGTCAGAAAAAAATGAGTATTACTAGATACGAAACCCAAAGTCGCATGGCTCCTAATAAACAAAATCAAAACTTATCTTACTAAGAATGGTATAATATTCCTGTCAGACATTTCTGACAGAGGAGACCCCATGAACAAAACCCTAAAAATCGTGGTAGGCGTAATAGCATCCCTATCATTTGCATATGCAGCACCTGCTGCTAATGCCCAAACTACTGACGAATATACTCGTCAGGTAGCCGCTGCACAGGCTAAAATTGATGACCTACAAAATCAATTAAAAGATGCAAATACAAATCTTGATAGTTGGACTAACTCATCTAATGAGCAAGCCAATTTAATTAATGATGCTCAAACACTTGCTACACAGGCAAGCGATGCATTTGATGCCGCTAAAATAGATTATGCAGATAAGAAAAACGCCTATGACCAAGCATACGCTAAACAGCAATCAGCATCTCAAGCATACAATCAGGCAGTAAATGATTTAAATGCGTCTGCCGATTTATTGGATAACAAATATAGTATTTGGCTAGATGCTCAGGCTGCAAGTGATTTTGCAGAGGCTGAACTAAATCAGGCACAATCTAATTACAATACTCAACTTATTAATATTGGTGGTCAAGGCTCTGCCCCAGGTCTAAAGGTTGATGTTTACACAGGCATTGGTCGTTATGGAAACCCTCCACAAAAATCAGACACTGCTTACACCAAATGTAAGACAGTTACTGTAAACAACATTGACGCTAACTGGGGTGGCGGTGACATCTTGGGTTGTGGTTCTGACTACATCATGCTTCACTACAAGGGTTACATTACTTACCCAACTACAACTAAAGTTTATTTTCAGGCTCCTGCTGATGATGGCTTTTACATGTCTATCAACGGAACTCAGGTAATCAACGACTGGTCGCTAAAAGGTTGTGGAGCAAACTCTACAGGAATGTTCTCATTTACTGGTGGAAAATCCTATGCTATTGACGCTTGGTTCTATGAGTGGACTGGTGGTGCCTGTTCTACATTAAACTACAAACCTCTTAATGGAAATTCATATACAGTTGCCCCAGCATCATTCTTTACACAAGACTCTGTTGCTACATGGGTTAAAGACCCTGCATTATTGGCTATTGTTAATCAAAAGAATGGTCTTCTGGTTGCAGCAGTAGCCAAAGAAGAACAGACTAATCAAGTATATCTTAATGCTGAAATAGATTATGATTCTAAATATTTAACTTATTCTAATATGGGACAGAACCTGGCACTTGAAAAAAATAATCTAAGTAGTGTTACAGATATTTTAGCAGCCGCTGAAAATGTTTCTCAAACTTGTAGTGACAACAAAGCAATCGCTGATGCCAATCTTCGTGACCTAAAAGCACAATATGGAACTACATTTAGTGCCATAGAGTCTGCTGTAAATCGTGTAGATAATCTTGAAGCACAGATTGTACAAGCAAAAATTGATTTGGCAAATATCCCAAAGCCAAGTGCTCAACCACAAAGAAAAAGCAA